TTCCCTAAGATGTATAACTCGAGAGAAAATAGTCAAGAGTTATCGTCTATTGAGAGAGCTAGTAAGAACACACCTATTCAAGGAGCTAGTGCTGACATGACTAAAAAAGCTTTAATACTTATACGTGATTATATTGGTACACATGATGATGCACCTGTTAAGATAGTTATGACAGTGCATGATCAGATTGACACTATATGTAAAGATGAGTATATCCCACACTGGGAGAAAGCTATTAAATCATTAATGGAAGAAGCTGCTAACGAAGTAGTTACAAATGGTCTGTTAAAGGCTGAAGTAACAGTTAGTAGTTGTTGGGAGAAATAAGTATTACGAAGGGGTGGACATAAAGGCGCTTTTGCCATTTAGGTTAATACACTTGTTCACCCTGGAGTAAATTAATTAAAGAACTAAAACAATAGATATGAAAAAAGAATATGAGGTAATAATGATTGTAAAATGCGAAGAAGGTGATCAAAACCACATCGCTCAATCAGTATGTGATGGCTTAGAAGAACCGACGTGTGTTAAATATATTAACATAAAAGAAACTAAATAATATGAAAATAAATGGAATATATCATGTATTTGGCTTGGATGATAAAGATAAAAAGGCTATAAAAGATGCTAAAATGAGTGGATACAGAAATGAAAAAGATGTAGATAACTTCATTAAAGATAATCCAACATTAAATTTAACTAAAGAACAAGCAGAATGCTTTTAAAGAATTAAAACAATAGATATGAAAACAAGACATCATGTAGCCGTACAAATGGAAGAAGAACAACAGTGGAAAAAGAATAATGGTCCTATTGTAAAGACTGCAGATGAACTGTGGAAATACAGTGGAGAGACTGAAAAAGATTCTACAGAGTTAATGACAGAAGACCTGAAAGAAACAGAAAGAATAGTGTTATTAGATAACGGTATATACTCTGTACTATCAGAAAAAAGGTCTAGAATACTTGCTTATTGGATGTCTAATTTAGATACACCTATGAAAGATATAGCGGAGATATTAAATTGTGATTATGTTACTGTATCAAGAACTATTGCTAGGTATCTAAGAGTATTTAAGAAATTAAAAAATAAATAAAAATGAAATTATATGAAATTAAAGACAAAGAACAGAGAATTGCACTTAATAATTGGCATAATAATGATTACTGTGGTAGCATTATTGCTGGTACAGGATTTGGTAAGTCACGGTGTGGGGTTATGGCTATTAATCATGTGCTTAATACCCTTGGTGGTACTAGAGCTCTTGTATTGGTGCCAACGACACAGCTTAAAGATCAGTTCAAAGAAGAATTTAAAAAATGGGAGTGCGAAGACTGTTTGGACAAGGTCGATGTAGTATGCTATCAATCAGCGTATAAATTTAAAGATGAGCATTATGATTTAGTAGTATGTGATGAGATTCATTTAGGGTTGTCTAATAAATACAGACAATTCTTTAATAATAACACTTATGATAAGATATTATGTTTAACCGCTACACCACCTGAAGAACCAATGTATAAGTTACATCTACATGCACTGGCACCTACAGTCTATACATTAACATTAGATGAGTGTGTAGCTATGAAATTAGTAGCTCCTTATGAGATTTGCTGTATACCTTTAGAGCTTACAGAAGAAGAAAGAGTAGAGTATAAAAAGGTCAATAATAAATTTGTAGAACATAAAATGGCCCTAGATCCTGACGCCTTTCAGTTTGCTAAGATAGCTTTAAGCAGTTCAAGTGTTAGTTATGAGATGAAAGCACATGCTGCTGGATTCTATAAAACTATACGAGAACGTAAGAGTATTGTAGATAGGGCTCATAATAAAATAGCTAAGTTTAAAGAGATAGTATATTCTAACCTGGATAAGAAAATTATAACCTTTGGAGGTCTAAATGAATTTACAGATATGCTGGCTGAGAGCGTTTCGCCTCTAGCTGAAGTGTATCATAGTAAGATTACAGGTAAGAAGAAGAAAGAGGCTCTAAGACGCTTTAGAGAGGGTGAAGTGGATGTATTATGCTCCACTAAAGCTTTGAATCAAGGATTTGACATACCTAACGCTAATCTAGGGGTAATATGTGGGTTAACATCTAAATCACTGTCTATGATACAGAGAGTTGGTAGATTAATTAGATATGAAGAGGGTAAAATAGGTAAAGTATATGTATTATATATCAAAGACTCTCAAGAGGAGAAATGGCTTAAGAATGCAGTGTATGATTTGAAGGGTGTAACATGGATGTAATAAAAACTTTAATAATAGTAGGAGATATGGATAAATTGTGTATATTTGCATTAATGTTCCGTTCAACTGTAAAAGAATCCTTTATATTATGAAAATAGAAATAGAATTTGATGTACTTAGAGACACTAAAATGTCTGCTGATGACTATACCTATTTATATATTGTATATAAAAAAGGATTTGCTCTGTTAAACAACCTTAATCTTAAACCAGATTTAGAGAAATTGCAACAAGAAGGCTATGTAAAGCTTGGTGAATCTCCTGCTAATCACACGATTAGACAGGAGTTCATCGACCTTTTCATTTCAGACTTTGATGCAATGTTTGCAGAACTTTGCGGTACATATCCATTTAAAGTTAACGCTCCAAAGAGAGGGGTTAGGGTGCTACATGCAATTGACCCTGATGCCAAGTCTAATGTAAAAGCAAAGAGTAAGTATAGAGCTATTGTAGGAGGTAAAGCACACAAACATAGATCTATTATGAATTGCTTAAACAAACAATTGACTGTAGATAAGCATAATTTAGGCTATTTACAAAATTTAGAAGTGTGGTTGAACAACCATACTTGGGAGAAATATGAGGACTTAAACGAACAACAAACAGAAAATGGAGAACAAGGACAAAGGCCAAGAATTACAAGAACTCTTTAAATCTAGAGGGTTCTCAAGCATAAAGAAATCAGTAGATACATCCATAAATGAAGTAAGAACAGGGATGTTAGGAAAAAGAAAGGTACTTCCGACTAAATGGAAGCGCTTGAATAAGAACTTATTAGGTGGATTACAACCTGGTAAGATGTATGTCATCGCAGGAAGGCCTGGAGTAGGTAAATCAGCATTTTCAAATCAACTTATATTTGACTTATTGGATAACAATCCAAATAAGAAAGTAGTAGTATTATATTGGAGTTTTGAAATGCCTGGTCATCAACAAATACTTAGGGCTGGATCGAAAGATGTTAAGAAGCAAGTGTTGGATCTATTATCTGTAGAGACTAAACTAACAGAAGGTGAGTATGAATTATATAAAGAGAAAGTAGAAGTATATAAGAAATACCCTATTCTGTTTAATAATATACCTAGAACTATAGAGTATATTAAAGACACATGTGTCGAGATGACTAATGCGTTACCTGATCGTATGATTATCAATGTATTTGATCATAGTAGATTAGTGGCGGGTAACTACGACAGTGAGTTACAAAAGCTTAATAAATTATCTAAAGGTTGTATGTGGATGCAAGCTAAGATGGGGGTTATTAATATACTCTTATCACAGCTTAATAGAAACATAGAACAAGAGCACAGAGCTAAAGCTCAATACCAACCATTACTTACAGATTTATTTGGAGGTGATAGTATAGGTCAAGATGCTCATGTTGTTATGATGTTACAACGACCTTATGATTTATATGGAATTACAGAATTATATTGTCAACATGATCCAATAGGATTATTAGCGGTACATATAGAGAAAAACAGAGATGGTTTATTAGGAATGCTTCCGTTTGAAGCGGACATGAGTACCTTTACAATTAATGAAAGAACTAAAACATAAATAATAATGATAAATGCAATAATATTATCCATAACATTTGGATTCGGATTTCTAACAGGTGCAGTACTTGGCGTTATTGCCATGCTTAAGCCTTTAAGAAAAACACAAAAAGCGTTAGAAGAATATACAAAACTACACAAAAATAAATATGATGAAGATAAAGAGTACCATGCATACTAATATCGTAGTGATTTGGCCTAGACACAACTTAGCCTAGACTTCTTGTCAGGCCTTAACCTGAACTATAACTAAGCACTATTTTTCAGTATTTTTTTACTAGAGGTCAATGATCTATAACATGCAAGCAGGGATGAGTAATATGGCAGAACTCTTAAACATCTATCCTAATCCGACCGTGGTGTAACCTTGTGGCCCGTGTTTTAACAATTTAAATAATTTAAACA